GTCTATGGTCGTGGCCCTCTAATCAATGCTCTGTCTGCGATTAAGACTACCAATCTTACTATCGAGATGATTCTTGAGAACGCTCAGATGAGTATCTCTGGGATTTACCAGATGGAAGATGATGGCGTGATTAACCCTGATACAATTAACCTTGTCCCAGGGACAATCATTCCGAAAGCTATGGGTTCTGCTGGTTTGCAGCCTATCAATGCGGCTGGTCGCTTCGATGTAGCGCAACTTGTGCTTGGCGATATGCGTCAAAACATTAAACGTGCGCTGTATAACGACATGTTGGGTAATCCTGACAAGACTCCAGCCAGTGCAACGGAAGTTGCCGAGCGTATGGCGGATTTATCTCGCCGTATGGGTGCAGCATTTGGACGACTACAGGCTGAATTGGTGCAGCCAGTGCTTCAGCGAGTGATCTACATCCTCAAAAAGCAGGGGCGCATTGATGTACCTACTGTAAACGGGCGTGAAGTTAAGGTTCGTTCGGTGTCTCCACTGGCTCAGGCCCAGTCCAACCAAGATATTTCTAGCGTTGCTAGGTTCCTTGAGTTGGTTGGCGGTGCCTTTGGCCCTGAGATGTTGCAGCTCCTAATCGACGGAGAAAAAACAGCAATTCACCTTGCGAAGAAGTTTGGTGTACCTGAGAGCTTGATTCGTGATGAGGAACAGCGTAAACAAATAGCTGCAATGGCGCAGCAAATGGCGCAGCAACAACAGCAACAGGGTCAAATGCTTGAGCAACAAGGTTAATATCGGAGTCGATGGGATGCAGCGGTCTACCGATCAAGACAATCGGATAAGCCAAAACATTGCAGCGGTACTCGAAACACCATCGGGCGCAGAGGTTTTAAAATACCTGCGCTCGATCACGGTTGAAATGGTAAACGGTCCTCACGTAACGACTGAGGAACTCAGACATATAGAGGGGCAGCGTTATGTCGTAGCCCTTTTAGAGCGCCGTATTGCACACGCACATAGGAGCAAAAACAAATGACTGAGAATGTAGAAGCAGAAGTAACTGAAGCACCAGCGGAAGCTGAACGTGACTTTGTAGTTGCTGAAGATGCAGAACCCGCTCGCCCCGATTGGCTTCCTGAGAAGTACAATAGCGGCGAAGACTTGGCCAAAGCGTACAAAGAGCTTTCTTCTAAGCTAGGCGGTAAGGAAAAAGAAATACGTGAAGCCTATGCTGAAGAGCTACAGGCCGAAGCATACAAGGATCGCCCAGAATCTGCGGGTGATTATCAGCTTCCAGAATCAGTAGACACGGATAGCGCCGTTGATAACGAGCTATTGCAGTGGTGGTCGGATCACGCCTTTGAAAACGGTTTTGGACAGGGTGAGTTTGAGAAGGGTATTGAGATGTACGCCCAAGCAATTGGGGGGAATCAGCCAGATCTGGAGGCTGAAGCATCAAAGCTGGGGGAGAACTCAAAGGATCGCATTGAGAGCGCATCTATGTTTGCGACAAAGTTCTTTCCGCAGGAATCTCTCCCAGCAATTGAGCGCATGTGTGAAAGCCATGAGGGGATTATTGCACTCGAGGCAATTCAAGAAGCAATGAAGGATGGTTCGTTCTCTGGCAACTCAGCGCCTTCTGCCTCTGTCACGGAAGACAGCTTGCGCGAGATGATGCAAGACCCACGTTACTGGAACAAGAGCGACCCAGCATTTGTTCGTGAAGTAGAGACGGGGTTCAAGAAACTCTATGGTAGCTGAAGTATTTAGGCAGGGGCTTTTCTCTGTTACTCAAGTAACGATGGATGACTTCGATGAGATTGTAGAGCACCTATCTGATAAGAATGTCGAGGAGTTAAAGCTCCTCGGCTACTTGAGTGTTGGGTCTGCCATCGAGGACATGATCCTGAACGCCGAGTGTTACATTGCTCGAAAGGATGGCAACCCATTCACCTTTGTTGGTGGGTTGTGGCCTGATCCAGATGGTGATCCACCTCAGATGTTTGCCTTGTTTTCGTCAGACCTGCGTGAAAACTTTGTATCCATAGCCAAGGGGTCTAAGGCTTTGGTTAAGATGTTTGATAATTACCACACTACATTACGGATGACGATCTTAGCGAAGAACGAGGCCATGCTTAACTGGGCTAGTTGGCTTGGCTTCGAGCCGATTGCGATAAGCGAGAACGCTGATGAGCAGTATGTCTCTTTTGTGCGTTGCATTTTGCCAAAAACAAATGTTTACACTAACGAATCACGGCCCGTGATGCACTGAAAGGCCCGTATGGATACCCTTGTCGATGTGAAGTAACGGATACCCGTCTCTGGAATCTTCATTAAGGAACGTACAAATGGCTAATACTATCGACCAAGCATTCATCAAGCAGTTTGAGACTGAAGTTCACATGGCGTATCAGCGCATGGGTTCTAAGTTGCGCAATACTGTTCGCTCTTCAAACGTATCAGGTAGCGCTGCTCGCTTCCAAAAGATCGGCAAGGGCGCTGCGGTAACTAAGGCCCGTCAAGCTGACGTGGCACCAATGGACTTGGCGCACACTAACGTCGAAGTCACAATGGTTGACTACTTCGCGGCTGAGTACATCGACAAGCTCGATGAGCTAAAGACCAACATCAATGAGCGTCAAGCTGTAGCTACATCTGCTGCTTCTGCACTTGGTCGTCAGACTGATGCGCTTATCATTGCAGCTATGGACGCTGGTGCAAACGCAACTCAAATCGGTGCGGTTGGTTCCGCAGTGAGCAAAGCTGACTTGCTAACATTGTTTGAAACAATGGGCACTGCTGATGTTCCAGAAGACGGACAGCGTTACCTTGCAATGTCTCCTGCTGGTTATGCAGACATGTTCTCAATCAATGAGTTTGCTTCATCTGACTACGTTGGTCCACAGAACCTGCCATTCGCAGGCGGCATGACAATGAAAGAGTTCTTGGGCTTCAAGATCTTCTCAACGTCTGCTGTAGCTGGTGGCAAAAACTTTGCTTACCACACAACTGCGGTTGGTATCGGTATCAACGCCGATGTTCAGACTGAAGTAAACTACGTGGCACAGAAGGTATCGCACCTGACCACATCCATGATGTCCATGGGTGCTGTCGCCATCGACTCAGATGGTATCTACGAAGTTCTCGACAACAACTAATAGTCGGGGGGCTTCGGCCCCCTTTCTTTTCCTCTAGTTAGGTTGACGAGATGCCAGCAAATACACCAATCAAGATATGTTCACGGGCCTCCATTCTTATGGGTGGTTCGCCGATCTCTTCTTTTGTAGAGGGCACGGCTGAATCAGACGTTGTGGCTGCACTGTACGAGGATATGGCTCGCGAAGCCCTGACATGTACTCGCTGGCGCTTTGCAACAAACCAATTTGTAATGAGCCGATTGCAAGACACTCCAGTCGCTCGCTACAATTCGTCATATCAGATGCCTGCCGACCTCCTGATGTTGAGCGCAGTTACCCTAAGCGATACGCCTATTCAGTTCGATACTTACGGGGACAAGGTTTTCTGCGATAGCTCTATCTCTGATGTGGTAGTCGCTGACTACATATTCCGAGCCACTGAAGATCAGTGGCCTCCATTCTTTATACTCGCAGTAGAGTTGCAAGTAGCCTCTATGCTTGCCGTCTCTGTTGCCCGTGATGCGAGCCTAGCCCAGATGCTTGAGCAAAAAGCTGATCGTCAAATGACAAAAGCTCGACGCTTAGATTCACAGCAGCAAACTACACGCAAGCTAAACACCTCAAGGTTCATCGCACAAAGGCGCAGCTAATGCAGAAAATTCGCGTTGCTCAAAACAGCTTTCAGTATGGTGAGATTAGTGATTCTACCATCATGCGGACCGACAGTCCTGTGTATGGAGCATCAGCTCAGTCACTAAAGAATATGACCGTGCTTCCACAGGGCGCGGTCAAGAAGCGTTCTGGGCTGAGGATGCAGGGCTGGTACTCTGACGACGCAGAGCAGCATCGTTTGTTTCCATTTACTTTTGACGACAACGAAGAATACATCATAGCGATTGGAGATGGCTTTCTTGGTGCATGGTTCTTGCGCCCAGAGGACTATAACAACGGCACTCTAACTAGGATAGCAAAAATAACTACTGACGTAGATGGCGCTGCTCTTCCTTTTGATTCTACCTACATGCACGAATACACCACCGCTCAGTACGGTGACGTGATGTTTATCTGCCATCCTCTATTTGCGCCGAGAGTAATAACAAGAACAGGTTTGACTAGCTTTGAAGTAAGCACCTTTGCGTTTGATAAACAGGCTGGCAGTATCAGGTTCACCTCCGCGCTGTTGGGCGAGATAGTCATACCTAAGGGGTATGTCACCTATCAGCCATACTCAGTGTATCATTCTGCCTCAACAAATCTTAATCCTGATAGCGAATCTGGATACGTGGAATTAACTGTTAGTGAAGATTATTTCAATACAGATGGCGTGCTAAGTAATGAAGAGATTAGGTTTGATTCTACTATTCATGCGTTTGGAAATTTCGACGTTTACGCAGACTCCAAGCATGTAGGGGTAACTCTTCGATACCATAAGGATGAAATTGAAATCCTTGGTGTTGCCTCGCCAACACTAGCTTATGGCTTTGTAAAAGATACTCTTGAGGTCCGTCTTGCGGTTCTTAATCCACTTCGGACTGCTGATACCTCGAATGTAGTTGAGGTTACTCACTTGCTTCACGGCTTTGAGGGCGGTGAAAGTATTGTCATCTCTAACGC